ATACCACACTTGCAATGGCTAGTGAGACACTAGGTGCCATTACTTCAGGTGGTAGCTTCCTTGGTGTTGTTGGTAATGTATCAATTGCAGCAACTACACCAGGTGCTAGTGGTTCTACTGGTGGATTCAATACAAATCAGAATTATATTTGGTTCGCTGAAGAAGGATCTGGTAGTAGTTCATCTGGATCTGAAAGATCAGTTGCATTCTCTCCCGTAGATGGATCTAATCTTGGTGGTGCTGGTCCTATTTCTAGATTTGAAATAGATGCTATTGTAGGTAATAACACTAACGGTGGTGAATATCCAGACGTTACTGATCCTTCAAGTCCAGAACATTTAGAACTACGTTATAGTTTAGATGCTTATAGCGTTGGTATTGCATCTGCTACATGGGTATTGATTGATCAAATAATTCCAATCCAAGACGTTAACACTATGGCTCCTGGTGTATCTAAGTTTACATTAGATGTTCCAGTTGCTGCACAACAGGCAAATGTAACCTTCCAGCTATATCAACCAAGTAACACTGGTGTAGATAACTATGGTATTACAAATGTAAGATACTTCAGTGCATCTAACTCTGGTGGTTTAACTCACGTTGAATTCTTGAAAGTTATATCTACTCCAAGAATATCAACTGCTCCATATTATATTGTTGCTGAGAGAGAACCATTTGGTACTTTCACAGGTGTAAGAAATGACCATCCTGATGGAACAGCAATCTACAAGTGTAACGTACAGTTTGACGCTACATGGATTACTGATGTAATTGATAATGTTGGTGATACAGAGGATGTATATCTTGCAGAATTTGGAGGCGAGATTGCTACTAACGATTACGTTATCATTAGTAGAAGTGCTTCTGTTACAGATGTAGAACCAATTGTATATGATATTGGTGAGGTATTCCAAGTTAAGACCACACTCACACAAACAACTAAGAGCTTGGTTGTTTCTAGTGGATGCGATGGTGGTGCTGCTAATGATGTATTCACTATTGATTCAACAACTGGTGATACTTACATTGGTGGTGATCTAATCATCAATAATAATCTTGATATATCTGGTGGTTGTGGAAGCACTGATAGAGGAACATTCCAAGGTAACATTACAATTAATGCTGGTGAGGAATTTACATTCTTTATCAATAATATTAGCACTGCTGATCTTGCTAAGTTAAGTGTTAATGATTTAATCTCGTTTGAATCTAACTTTGGTAGTGCATTATTACTTCCTGATACTAGAATTACAGAGATTGATGCAGATAAGATTAAAGTTTCTAGAAACATTCTCAGCACTCAGAACTTAACTAACGTTGTATTCAGAGCAGTAGTTAACGAAGAGTTCACTATTAAGAATGGTAATGATCAGAATACTCTTTACTTTGATACATGTGCTGCTACCTTAGAAATTGGTAATCAGTATAGAAGACTTGATATTAGTAGGGTACTTCCAAGTACAGAAGCTACTTCTAATTCATATGCAAGATATGAAGGTAATGAGAGTAATGTTAGACTTTACTCTTACTGGTTAGATCCTTTATCAATACAAGCTAATGGACCTAATGCTGCTTTATCAGCTAACGCATCAACAGGTTCAGTTCCAGGTTCAGTTTACCTACAGGTTGACCAACTTGGTGAAGGTACTGGTGCATTTGCTGTTAATGATTTAGTTAGAGTTAACTCAGCATCAGGTGGTACTGGTCCTTGGGAAATAATGTCAATTGCTGCAGTTGATGTAGCAGGTAAAACTTTAAGATGTATTCCTGCACAAGAAGGAACTGCTGCTCAAGATATTGCTAACTATGTTCAAGCAACTTCTGATGTAATAAGGGTTCTTAAACATCGTGAGTCTGCAGATCTTGTAGATATTGATTTACGTCAACGTGCTGGTGTAGATTATCTCTCTGCTATCATTGATAATGGTATTATCGTACAGACTAAACTAGATTATACTAACTGGTTACGTATATACGATAAGAATACAGGAAATAGTGAATTCTTCTTAGTTAACTTAGCACTCTTTGGTACTGTTCATACAGCTACCATGAATGAATTGGGTCAAGATGGAACTATACCATTCAGAAGAGGTAACTTAACTGTAAATGGTGAACTTACATCATATGGTGGTGGAGTTAACATCTTAGATTCTGTAGGACAGACAAGCATAGTTAAAATAATTAACGATGATGGTCATGCTGATCACTCTGGTTCTATCTACTTTGACGCTGGTGTGATTGGTAGAGGTGACATTAAACTTTACTCATCATTTGGTCCTGAAGAAGTTCTAACACTTGGAAACCAAGTTACATTTGGTGTTGATGTTTATGGTGATGCAGAGATAAGTAACTCTCTTACAATTAGAGGAACTGCTGCTGAGTCACCATCTAAGAGTCCACAGTTTAATATAACTAATCTTGGTACTAACGGTGCAAATACATTTACAGTCAATAGAGATCAATCTATTGATGCATTTGGATTAACTAACTTCTATACTAAGACTGGTGGTAGACACTCACGTTACGTTTCTAATGGATCTGATGTTTCTGATCTAAATTTAAAAGCAAATGTAACATACTTTGTTAATGTAACTGATCAAAGTAACTTGATCGTTTACTTACCTGAGTCACCAACTACAGGTGATGAAGTTAGAGTTGTTGAAGTTGGTGGAAATCTAGGATTTGATACAATGTTGATTGTTAGAGCATTGACTCCAAATACTAAGGTACAAGGAGATGCAACTGGAACTACAATTGGATTGAGTGGTACTACACCATACAATTCAGGTGAACTTGTAGTACAGACAGCAAACGCTGGATTTACATTGGTATACCTAGGAGGAACGGATTCACAAGGCACCATCGTTTCTTCCTCTGTACAAGGATGGTGGCTAAGAGAGGTTTAATCAATGGCATTCTATAATAGAATCAAATCAGGGAAACTCGCTCCAATAGGTACAATAATGCCTTGGGGCGGTGCTTCTCAGCAAGGACAAAGTTTAGCTAATGTACCTGCAGGTTGGATTGTTTGCAATCTTGCTTCTGTTGCTCTTAATGCTGCAGATTATCCTTTACTTGCTGCTACATTGGGCAATCAATATGGTCCATTCCCAGAAGAAGGTAGTGGATTCGTTAATGGTGTTAATAATGGTATAGTTAATGATTTTCCATACAATAAAGATGAATCTCTTGGACATCTTGATATATTTGGTCTACCAAATCTAAATCAGCTTGCATTAGTTGATATTGAAGGACAGAGACAACAACCTAACAGTAGTAGTCTTACTGCTGCAGATAAAATTGCAATGGGGATATACATTGGTGTAAATGGACCTGATGCAACACAACCTCCAACACTTCTTAGTTCTGATGTAGATATTACATTTACACTAGAACCATCTAATCAGCTTGCTGGTAGAATAACTGGTATTACAATGGATGATCCAATCTATTTTGATACTGCTTATGTTGTACCTAGAAAATTAGGTGTGAACCATATACCAGAGCACGGTCACAAACCTGCTACTGATTCAGAATTTGATCAGTTTTGGGGTGCATATGCATTTGGTAATGGAGTACAAGAATTTGTTCCACCAACAGCAGATAAAGATAAGTCATATGATTATGGTGCTGTTGCTCCTGCTGGACAGACTCAAGGAGCTCAAGCAGGTAGATGGAAACCAGGCGAGAAAAATATTTCATGGTTTGATGAATTTGATGGTGGATTAAGTTTACCTGATGGTACTGGTGAAGTTTATATTAGTCCTGAATTAGAAGTAATACCTGCAATACCAGCAACATCTAGACCAATAGCACAGAGATTTTATCATGTAGATGAGAATTTTCCTTATAATGATAACAATTTAGCATTACCAAACGTTCAAACAACAGCACATGTAGGAGCATTCCCACCTGCTGGATATTATAATGGTAGAAGAAATTATTACCAGTCAGTAGATATTCCTGCAGAGCAAAGAGGATTGACAATGCCTTTGAATGATATTCTAGATGAACCTTATGATCCTTCGTTGGGTGAGTTACAACCAATAAATACAGCTGTAACTAATACATATACAACAACGTTAAATCATGATGGTGAAGGTTGGGGAAGTGATACTTTAAGATCACATGCACATGATGCAATGGAAGTTAGTATGGCTAGAGGTAGTTTATCCATACCATCAACCATTCTTATTAATGACATCGCAACAGGAACCACAGCACCATTATCCGTAGCAACTGCATTAAGTGTACAGATAAATCCAAACACTCCATCTTTAACAGTAATGTATATAATCAGGGCGTATTAACATGGCAAGTTTTTACACAAAAGAAAAAGCAAAACATGGAACTATGTGTGGTTCTATCATAAGTTTTCCAGTAGAACTTACTGAAGGCACTAATCCTAAAGATCCTATTAATAGAAGAATATTACCAGCTGGTTATGTAAGATGTGATGGTACTGTTTTATTTGCTAATCAATATCCAGAATTAGCAGCAGTATTAGGTGTAGGGCAAGAAACAAAATTCTTAAAAGATGGTCAAGTTATTACTAATGAACAGTTTCAACTTCCAGACTTAAGAAATAAACATATTAGATCTACAACATCATCTAACATTGGTTTGTATAATGATTTGACTGTAGTTGATGATAATGGTACAACTCAGTTTAAATCTGGTATTCAATTAGATGTTGTTCAGAATATTGATAGTCCATATCAATTATCTTATACAGGAGATTTTTATATACCACCACAAACAATACCATTGAGAGGTGAACCAAGATTCTCTCTTGATACTGGTGTATATACTGCAACATCTGAAGTTCCCCACACTGCATTTCAACCCCATTTACATAGATCATCAACTACTAGACACAGACAAAAAGATAATTCACAAAATTATTTTAGGTCTAGACAAAAAAACCACAACCCATCATTGACTACATTGAATATATGTCAGTGGTTTACTAATACTACTCAACCATTGTGTAGACATGAATGGGAAAATAGAATGGTTACAAATCAAACATACTTTGCAAAAGATACAGATTTAGGAAACTTACGTTATGAATATTATGGTGCATGTTTTAATGGATGTCTTGGATTTACTAGTGGTGGATATTGTTTATGGCCAGAGCAAGGGTTATGTGCTGATGAACCATCATCTTCTAACCAATGGCAGAACGTTAACTGGGATAATAGATTAAGAAATAGTGGTGATGATAACCCTTGTAGTGGGGGTACTCCTGGTGGTGATTCAGGAAACGTACAATTTGGTTCTATCATATATGAATCATTATTAGAACAAGAATGTGACTGTGAATTTGTTCTTCCTGGTTTTTTAGGTGGTGATCAATGTGATATGAGTGGACAAGATAACGTTGCAATAAACTCATCTGAACTAGAGAATTATGGTCCTAATAACGATTTTCCATCTAGTTGGGGATATAATGGTGCTATAAAGAATGTACCTTTTGCAAGTTCTGATCCAGATGCTTATGCTCAAGTACCATCTGGTGTTGCGAACATAACCACACTTGTTGGTGAGACTGGTAATGATGGTTCTCATAGACACAGAATTGATTTTAATTCTGATGAAGATCACACATATGAAATGCTTACAAGAGCTGCATTTGCAAGAGCTGATAGTGGATTAGTTTCTAAAATTAGTATTGATAAAAACAACTCTAAGAAGGCAGATAAATATATACAGCCATACATCGTTACGGAATATCTGATTAAAGTCTGATGGTACAATATAGATCTCCTTATAAAAATTTTTATAGCGATAAGACTGGTTCCTATATGAGTATAGGTGCTATAGTTCCATCTTTAGTGGATAGCTATTCCACTTCTGTAGGTGGTACAATAACTGGTGAAGGTACTGGTGGTGAAACTCCAGCATATAATTATAGAAACTTTCTTTATTGTGATGGAGAAAAATATGATATTAAAGACTATCCATTATTATATGAAAAGATAGGTAATGAATATAATTTAACAACAGAAGCACAAGCAAATAATTCTATAAGATCAGATGTAACTGGTGCACCAGGTACAGTTTATAGAACATTTGTAGACAGTGGTAATGTATATGCTGAGATACATTCAGAACCAATACCATTTACTACTGAATACAAAAGAGTAGTTCCAAATGGTGCTGAATTAACATTTGAATTATTAAATGATTATCCTACTGCTAATGGACAAGTTGTACAAGGAAAACGATATCTTTTAGAATATTCAGACACATTTCAATCACTTGCATC